AGCACCTCCTATCCCTGCGATAGCAGTTGCATTCGCAGCAATATTAGTTACATTTGTTGCAATGTCCGTATCATTGGAAGCTATATTAGTAGCGTTCGTTGCAATGTTAGTAACGTTTGCAGCAATATCAGTATCATTCGCAGCAATATTAGTTACATTCGTTGCAATGTTAGTTACATTGGTTGCAATGTCCGTATCGTTGCTAGTAATATTAGTAGCGTTCGTTGTAATATTAGTTACATTAGTTGCAATGTCAGTATCATTACTAGCTATATTAGTAGCGTTACTTGCAATATTAGTTACATTAGTTGCAATATCAGTATCATTGCTCGTAATATTCGCAGTATTTGTTGAAATATCCGAAGTATTAAAACTAACATTTGCTGAGTTACCATCTACTAAACCTTTCAAAACACGCCCTTGATTTGCTGCTAAAGCAACAACGGTACTTGTTGAGGTTAAATTATTTATTGGCACAACTCCACCTGAATCTATCAACGTTTTTAAATCGACTCCTTGCTGTGCAGATAAAGGAACGGTTGCCCCTCCTGTTGTAAGATCGTTTACAATTGAAGAAGTATTTACTTTTGTTGTTAATGATGTGAGATTGGCTGCAACCCCAGAAGTGTTTGCGGCAATGTTTGCCACATTGGTTGCGATGTCCGTATCATTGGATGATATGTTTGCAGTATTATTTGCAACATTCGTTGCATTGGTTGCGATATTCGTTCCATTTGTTGTTACACTTGGAGCAGCTGCTACCAAAGCATCTGTATAACCAACTTTTAATGTATTCGCTGATATTAATGCATTTTTGTCTATTAAATCATCAGCTATTTCAACCAAGTTACTTCCTATTCTAGCGGCTGTATTTGCATCCGTAGCTACTGCATCCCGGATAATTTCTGCATTTCCTTTTATACTCATCTTCTGTTAATTAATTAAATGTATGATCAAATGTGTGATCAAAAATATTTTTACCTACCGGAACAATTTCAATAACACTTTTAACAGCGTTTTTCGTTGCCAATATTTCTATCAAAGAGTTATCAAAATCAATCTCATAAGGTTGGTTAGAAATGGTGTATTTCTCCCCTCTGTAAACAATGTATTGATTGATCGAATTGTATGCTACATCTTTTCTTTTTCTTGTGGTAATAACAATTTGATTGGTATTACTTGTAATTCCATTGTCTGTATTTCTGAATCTACTTGTAGCATTCGCAGTTTTAATCTCCGCCCAACTTTTGGTAATCAAAACATCTTCACCAGATTTTTTTCCGCTGAAACCATCAAAAACAAAAGCTGTTTGCCACAATTCAAATATTTTTGAAAATCTTCTATTTGTTGTTTTTTTTGCCATTAAATAAACCTTCTGTAAGCATCTAATGTTGTTTGTGATAAATTAGACAGCTTATTTTCTTTGTTATAGTACATAATATCAATCATCTCATAAGCCACCTCTATCAAATCTTTTGGCACATTTGAAACCACTGTATATCCCACATTCAATACTAACTTCAAATCCGTTTTTGCGGCTGCAGTATAAATGCTGTATTGTGTCTTTTCCACTACGGTTGCAGTCGTTGGGCTTGTAACACTGTTGATCGGAAAATCGTAAACAGTAACCTTTAAATCATCAAAAACATACTCCTTGCTTTTAGCAATTAAATGAACGTTTGTGATCTGCTCAATCTTTGCCAAAGAAGCATTGATCATTCGAGTAATTGCCTCATTATCTTGAGTTAATGTGTCGTCAATTCTTAGATAAACTCTGGCATCTTGCAAAGGGATGATATTGATGTAACTCATTATTTCTTTTTAATTGATATCTTTTTCTCTTTTGTTTGCTTTTCAGTTACCTTCTTAGCGCATCCACTTTCTATATAATGTTTTTCCAATTCTTCAGTAAATGAAATTTTCTCACCCTTTTTATAATTCTTTTGCAGTTTGATGCTAAAAAAATCTTTGATTATTAAAACCATATTAAATAAGTTTATAAAAACCCATTACCGAAATAATGGGCTTATGTAAATAAATTCTATGCTGATGTGAAATCACCATATATTACTGCAGCTGGTTGCTCTACCGCTAAACCAACTTGCGCTTCTACTCTTGCTGTGATGTTGTTCTCAACAAAATTAGTTCCTTCTTCTTCAGAGAATTCTAAAGAGATTCCCTCAGTAGTTACTTTGTTCACACGAGACCAGTCACCAACAATGTACTTGTTCGCAGCGATCCAGTTTCCTTTTACCAAAGCAATACCGTTAATTCTTAACACTCCATTTTCATAAGTTACAACACCGGGTAAACCGTATCCTGCACCTGTTGATTTTTCAGTGATTTGAATATCCCACCAGTCAGCGGTCGTTACTGCAATTGCATTCACATCGAAATCCAACGCTTCTAGTGCTGATATTTCACTAATCAAACGCTCTATTTTATTTCCTGAAGTTACTGCTGATGCTGTCGCTGCTGCTGCTATTACTGCATAGAAATTAGCATTCTCTTTCTTTAAGTAATCTCTGCGCAATGCTTTTGGAACAAACGACTCTAAAAATGGTAAGTTGTTCTTCATTTTCTTAGAATATCTACAGAATCCAGCTAAGAAGTCTGTATTTAAATCTACCATTGTCAAATCAAAATCAACCTGTGCTTTAGAAGCTCCCTCAGTTTGAGTTGCAATTGCTCCTTCACCGCCTGTTTCTCTAGGAAAGGTATAAGTACCACCTTGAATGTTTACGTTTCCAACTAAGTCAGAAACATTTACTTTCTGAGACGGCGTCATTACCGTATTAAAGTTGTAATCTCTTGGTTGATCTCCAGTTAATGAAGCACCCAGCGTCATGTCTGCAACTGCTTTAACCTCTACTACATTTCCTTTTCTTACGCTTCCAATTTCTTTGTGGTTTTTAGTAATCAAAGCTTTTATAGCATCAGGAGATTTCTTCTCTTCTTTTTGCTTCGCTTGCAACTTTACATCTAGTTTATCTGCATGGTCCTGAATAGCTTTCATTTCAGCTGCTAATTCCTCTCTAACAGATTTGATTGAAGTTTTAATTAATTCATTGTTTTTTTCTTCAAAAGCAGTAAGGTCCGCTTTTATTTGTTCTTTGGACTTGCCTTCTAATTTTGAAGATAAAGCCTCTAATTGTTCTTTTAATTCCATTTTATATGGTTTTTAAAAATTCGTTAATAATTTGTTTTTCTGTACTAATTATAATCGGCTTATTAACTTCTATATCAGTGACTGAATCGGCTGTTTTAGTCTCAAGTGATTGTTTTCCTAATTCAAACATTTGCGCTTGCAATTGCTTCAATGCAATCTCTAACAAGCCAAACGTTTCGTCTGTAAACGTGTCATTTCTGTACGCTTTTAAGATTTGTTTGTATTGGTCATTTACCTGCTTTAAATTGTAAGACTTAAAGCCCGTAAACGGTGTATTATTATTTGCGCCTAAGGTTACATTAGAACCCTCATAGAGTTTGATTTCTTTAATGATGTTGGCATCGTCTTTTTTGCTGAATTCAGATTTGACAACCTGATAGCCAATTGAATGTTCTTTCACAATCCCTGCTTCATAGAGCTTCATAGCATCCATTGAAAAGGTTGTGTCAATCATTGGAGTAGACTCAAAGTACAACCCTTGTGGTTGCTCTTCCAATACATTAAACTTTCCGTGAGGTTGCCCCCAATTGTGTTGATTTAAGAAGTAAATATCATTTTTTCGCTCTGCGATAGATTTCTTATAAGCACCTCGCAAAATAATATCGTTATCATAGTCTTTATTGTCAAAAGATGACAAATATCCTGTGACTATTTTGTTTTTCATATCGATGTCTTTCACCGATCCGAAAATGCTTTTATATTTTAAAATAGTATCCATATTCACAAATATAAATATTATTTATACCAAAGGCGTTTTTAATAAATAATATTTATACTCGTATGATATTACCGTCTTGATCCCTTCTGACAATACGTGCAAAAGTACATCTACAGTTGATGATGTTTTGCGCACTTGTCTCATTGCCACTAGGAGTTTTAGGTGCTCCAGGGAACATGATTTTTTCACCATTCACATCAAATGGTTCTGCCAAAGGAACTATTTTTTGATTCATGGAATAGTGATCGAAAACAGACTCAGGAGGTCTTCTCGTACGAGCATCCATAGCGCTAATCCATACCTTATCCATGATCACACCGCTCACAGTGGAAGCTACTGAAGCAGCATAATTTGAAGCTGTTGTTGTCTCAGTTCTGGCAATTCTTAGCGATTGCCATCGGTAGAAGTTTCTACTTTTTATAATTCGTTGCATTTCACTAGCCATTTCAGAAATACTCTTTCCTTCTTTCAAGCCATTTGCAACAATAGTTCTTATAAAACGAATGTACTTTTCTCGCACACTCACAATTCTTTGACCTGTGTTTTTAGAAATCCACTGAAATAAATTGTTTAAATACTCTCGTGAAAACCCTTCAACTGTATAGTCTTTTTGCCCTATCTGCCTATTGATTTGCTTTCCTACTCTTTTACCATGTAGCATTCCAATTTCTTTATATACTTTAAAATAGGCTTCTTTGATTGCTTGTTCTGAGACATGGAAAGAAATATAAATAGGATAAGTATCCTCAGTCATACGATCAAACGGAATGGACCTAGCTAATTCTTTAAAGGTTCGTTGAAAGATGATCCGAGCTTTCTTCTCATAAGAACCATGCCACTTTAACCATTGCTTTCTAAATTGCCTGATCATTCGGAACTACATTTGGGAAGTCATCTAAGCTTTGTTCAAGTGTCATAATATCTGCATTCACTGTAAATTCTTTCATACTTTCATTGTCTGTATTTGGCAGCTTCATAAATGTTCTTGACTCCTCTCGGCTCATCAATCCTATCTCTATCGATGGTCTGATCCATGCAATCATCTGAGTCATGTCTTGCTGCATCTCCGGTAACTCCGAATATTCAAACACAACACAAGTCTTGTCATATCCTTTGAAGCCTGTCAATATATCATCGTTAAATGCTTCTGTAAATAAGTTTAAATCCGGGATGATATTGTCTATCACCACCTGCTTTCTGTAAGAGTTTACATTGTCGTACTTTGCACCTGCATCATTGTTTAGTAATTTATCAGACCATCCCAAGGCATTACAAATTTGCTTTTGATCAAAGTTTAAGTAGTCAAACAATTTCAACTCATCTGTGGTCATTCCTATTCTAGTAAAGCCAATCTCTGCAGACACTCCCATAATTTGTGAGAGTTTATCCTTATCATTGAACGCATCTTTCATCATACCTTTAATTCCTTTTGCCTGAGCATCTGTAAACGGTGTTGGACCTTTGGGGTGTACAAACCCAAAAGCACCACCATTGTTCATTGTTTTGATATTCAAATCTAATGCAGTATTAGAGGATTGAACATTCTTTAACAGCGCTCTGATTGGACTGAAACCGTACAAATGGGATCCATTGGTGTCATAATTTGGGTTTGGGTATTTAATATGCGTAACCTCATCATGAGTAAACTCTATCCCTGTTTCACCACTAATTAGTTTGTATCCGCCGATAGGTGATTCAATACTCATTAAATCCGCATTGGGTTTTAGAACGATGTTCATTAAATGAGAAGGCAGTAAATAAAGTCCTAATATTTCACCTGCGTTTCTACCTTCAGCAACTCTCAACTTATAGATGTACGCATTCCCGGTTAGCTTCATAAAGGTTTTGTACAGCTCTAGGAACTCCGCCCATGTCTGTAATGGGTTTGGTCGCTCCAAAGGCATCGCAATGTCATCAGAAGTATATGCTTTTTTTTCAAGCAGCATTTTCTTGCCGTATTGCTGAGCGCTTAAATTATAACCGGTTGCCTTTAGTAAGTTGTCTATTTTAGCTTTTGTCTGTTTGCTTTCTATTTTTTTAATCTTGAAGGGAACAGAGGAAGTCTTAGTTGCCATCTGCGAAACGACAGCATATACAATCGGATTGATGTTAAACCCTTCCTCTACATAGGTTGGTGCGTTATTATCATAGGCTGTCCAATTTGCACCTAGCAATTTAAAAAATGCTTCGTAGTATTTATTTGTATTTCTTTTGAATATGTCTAAAAACCCCATATAATAATAAAAATTTATTGTATAACCAAAAATAATCAATAAAATTTATAATGTTACTTTAAAAAAAGAATACTTTATGTTGGATGCCTAGGTCCATCATCTCATGGTAGCGGATCGCATCAATAGCATGGTTGAATTTATCAATGGGTTTATTAAGTGTATCTCCTCTTTTGTCCTTTGCCCAAATGTATTTCTGAAACTCATTGATGGTGTTCTTTGATCTGGAAGTAATCAGGTATTCCTGCGTTTGCATGGTTTGTATTCCATATATAATACTATCTGCTCCCTTTTTAACAGGTAAAATATTAACACCTGTTCTTCGGATTTCTTCAATTGATTTGGGTTCTGCACTATCAGCATAAACGTAGGTGTTTTTAGGTAGAACATCAGCAATGTCTTTGTTTAACATTCCTGTTCTATATACAATTTCGTTTAAAATCCTTTTATCATTGTATTTGTAAACCTCTATTACAGCAGTAGGATCAGCGGAGTAACCAAAATCTAAGCCAATTCCTATCAAGCGAGCTCCTTCAGGGATATTGCTTATAATACTCCAATTGTCGAAGACAATCCCATCTAGGTTCCCGGTTAAGCCCAAGCCATACACTCGCCATTTGTTCGCCCAATACTTATTCTTAACATTTCCATCAAAGAACAAAGACTCCGTAGGTAATTCAATGTTAAAGAATCCTTTGTGTTTATAGTCTAGTATAGATTTAATTTCACTCTTCGCAAGGAACTCATTGTCTTCATAGGTTAGTGTGATAAAGTTGTTTTCATTGATGTAATCATCCCCCCAGAATAAGCTGTCCGGATTGTAATCTATAATTGTGAGTG